AGTTTGATGAAAAACTATCAGATTCCAGTGGAATTACCGATCCCACGGCGGGCAGTTTTCAAAGTCCTTCTTGGGCTAAGATTATGGCCGATGCAGTAATGGAAGGTCATTTGAAAATGAACGGCACTCTATTATGTGCTGGAATAGTAGAACCTATTACAGTTGGCGATAATTGTGAATTTAATAACACAGTTTATCATATAGAAGCTGTTACTCACACATGTTCCGTTTCTCCTAATGACGGTAAAATTAGTTTCCGTACTCAGTTAAGTTTAAGTCACGGTGTAAATGTGGATCCAAATCAAACCAGTTTATATCCACAAATGCAAAATACTAATGCATATTCCGAAAGAATTATGGATGCAAGTAATTATCATATATTACCGGGTATCTCAGAAAGTCAATCTCCAACTGTAAGAAGTTCAGGTACTATTGATGATACAAGTACTGGCGGTAATGAATCTATTAGTTAGGAATGAAAGGTAATCAATTATGAGTAATTTTCTAGAATCTGGAGCAGTACTACCATCAGGTTTAATGGGCCATGATTCCAGTGCTATGATGGCAGGTTTTAATAAATCTTACAGAAATACATCGTTAAGAGTTGGGGTAGTTATTCAAAGTTATCCTGTATCAGATCCTAATAATCATAGCAAATTAACTAATGAATATGATGTATCGGTAATTGAACAGTATGAAAATAAAGGTATTACTAGCATTATATACAGAAACTGTATGTCCAGAGATAGTTTAGGATCAATAGCTGATTATTTAGAATTTACTATACGACCTAAAATGTCTAAAAGTACAAAAGATGACGCAATTAACTTAAGTAAACAAGACGGTGCTATAGTACTGCTTTTGTGCCTAGACGGTGTATCCGACAAGGCTATAATCATTGGAGGTCTAATACATCCAGATCGTACGACAAAATTATCAGGCACAGCGCCCCAATTATTTGGGGAATATAACGGCGTAGCCATTTCAATATCAGAAGAAGGCGCTATAAAGCTTTCTGTTTCCGGCCCTACAGACAATAAAGGTCTTCATTCAGGAACAGTTTTAACCAGTTCAGCTTCAGTGTCTTCAGATGGTACCATTGAGCTCAGTACAGATACGGCAACTATAACTATGGATCTGTTGGGCAATGTGATAATTAAAGGTGCAATCAGTGTGACTGTTGATTCCCCAGAAATCAATCTAGGTAAGGATGCGGCAGAGGCTATAGTTAAAGGAAATACTTTTAAGCAATTATTTGATTCACATTTACATCCAACTCCCATAGGTCCTTCGGGACCGCCTGTGATTCCGCTTTCACCGTCAGCTTTAAGTACTGTGTCTAGTACGAATTAAGGATTAATAATGTTACCACCTGTATCGGTATTGGCAAATAATATAAAATCTCTTAAACCTACGGCAAATAAAATGCAAGGCGTGACTGCATTCGTTTCTACTATCGCCAGTTTTATGAATCAAGTTCAAGCTTCTCCTTTAGGGACGCCTGGAATTCTTACAATGAACGAACCAGTCATGGTCTCTATTCTTATGACTCAACAGCCGGTCGCTAATTCAAGTTGGATATCAGGTTTCGCAAGTGCCTTTGAAGCCGGTCTGCTCGCCTCAGTTATAACTCCAGGAACTGTAACCAATCCAGCTTGGATTGGATCTGGCTCATTGGATATCCTCACGCTTCCATCTGGCGCTGCAACTATTGTGACTATACCTGCAGCTAAAGCGGCACTAACCGCTTCCCTCCAAATGGTTACTTCGTCGAATAGTCCACCTATGCCTTTGGCACAGGCGATACACGATGCCACTTTATTACTCCAGTTCACCTGTATTGGCTTAGGGCCTCCACCAGTTTTCCCACCGATACCTATAGTTTTATCGGCACTTTAATAACTTGACATAATCTTATCAATAGGATATAATAAAAAAAGAAGGAACTAAAATGAACAATACTATCTTCACTATTTTAGGCGCATTAATAGTATTGCTAACTTATTTCAGTCAATATAGAAGTCTATTGAAGATAGATTCAGGTGCTGTAAAATCTTGGGCCAAAGCTTTAGCTTATGTAACTATCTATCGAATAGTGATATTTTGTTTTATAAATGACATGAGTGAAGCTACCATGAATCCTATGGTAATGTCTATATCTTTGTTATCATTGATTTTTGTTGGAAGAGAAGATGCTGTTTTCAGTTTGCCTTTAGCAATATTTGATCGAATGATAGGGACAAAATGGCTGCTAAGACCAATTTACTGGTTCTTAATGGCATATTCCTCATATATTTTCGGTATGGGACACGTCTATCAAGGTGCTTTTGTAGGTTATTTAATGATGCTTTATGTTCCGATAACGAGCTATATCGGCAACAGAAAAGGCTGGGGCACTCTGTTTATAAACCATGCACTATACGATATAAGTACGCTTGTATTTTTAAAAGCATTAGCCGGTCTTTTCTAAGAAACTACGAAAACTCCAGCGCCTTCAAGAGCAATATAACTTTGAAGTATATATCTGTGTTTATCTCCTAATATTTCAGTATCTTGAAAGTCAACAGATATTAAATGCGAAGCGTCCATAAGCTCTTCAATGAAACAGCTGCCACTGTGAGGTATACCGCAATTTACGGTTTTATCAGTATAAGATAGTAAAGAAACGCTAACTTCCCTGTAAAGTTGTGAATCATCAAGGTAATCTACTAACTCCATTAAATCGTCATAAGCTGTCCAGCTTTCGCCTTCTCTTATATAAAGCTTGTTTAGGACTTGTTCTATTTTGCTCTTATTCGATTCAGTCAGCATACTATTCCTATGGATTATAAGTACTTATGATATAGTAATCTATACTTCTTAGGGTGTCTATATAATATTATATCATAGAATATTGACCGCAATCTTTATATAAAGAGGATTTACAGCTCATGGCTAGCCCGTTTGATCTCATAGCAGGTACAATAGCAAACGCCGAGGCTGCAGAGCCAGCTAAATACCCATGGTCTGGGGTTAATAGCCCCTTTTTCAATGCTATCAGTATACCAGATGCAAATTGGGATAAACTTTTCCCTTATAGACTCATAGTATATGATGTAACCGCTGGTGCAATTGCTTCTTCACCAAGTGGAAGTGGCCCAGGATTGTCTTTAGGTTCTACGCCGCCGTTAGGCGGTGGTTCCATAATAGCAGGCGCTACAAGTCTATTAAACAGCTTGACCGGTACCGGTGCCGCTCCTGCAAGTAGTTCTATAATAAGTTTCACTCCAGTTCAGTCCCAGTGGATTTTTACCCTACCTATTACTCCGCAACAATTGAGTATTGCTGATCAGTACTCTATCAGTACTACTGCGACCTTAAATGGTGTTATGGAAGAACATTCGGGCTTAAGATTCAAAATGATCACCGCTTCTGGTTCTATGGGTGTTTGGCCCTATAGGCAATCAGTAGTCGCGCCACCTCAGTCTCCAAGTTTGCTCGGTACACTATTTGGTGGAACTTTAAATGCTGTAAAAAGCACCATAAGTAGCGTACAAGGATTAGTTAATACGTTTAATACAGGAAATCCCAATAGTCCACCTCCACCTAGAAGACCTGGAAGTAATAATGAAGGCTTTGGAAGTACTGGCTTTTATATGGCCCAGGCTTTGCAGCAATTTTTGGAACAATATGCAGAAGCAAAAAGAAATCCTGCTAATGCTGGATGGCGTCTCGTATTCGATATCCCAAAACAAAAACAATCACTAGTTGTCACTCCCCTGCAGTTTACATGGCAACAATCGGCTAATAAAGCGCTTGAAGTGATGTATACTCTGCAATTTAAAGCGTGGAGACGAATTGATTTAACCAATCTAAAGCTATCATCAAGCGCTGTTAGTCCTTCCTCATTTCAGTTGACTTCGAACTTTTTACAAAGAGCATTAGCGGTTATTACTCAGGCAAGAAAAGTAATGGCTACATTAAATAGTTTAATTGGAGCAGTTACAAGTGATGTAGAAGCGCCTCTTAATGCTTTGAAACAAATGAGATTATTTGTCAATGATTCCCTGGGAGTCGTACAGACAATTGCTGATTTTCCTACTCAAATTCAAAAAGACTATAGCGCAGCTTGGGCTGACTTTCTAGGTAAGACACCTCCATCTTCTTTGCCTAGTTCAGTTACTAGCGATCCGGCTTCTATAAAGGCTTTTAATGCCATACGTAATAATGCAATTCCAAATGAAGGTTTACCTACCTCATCTGTTACTCCAACAGCAGCAGGAGGCTCCAATCCTGGTAACGGAGGTGGAAATCCAGTAAGTAAATATAGTTTTTATCCAAAAAATAATGTAGGTGCAAATTTCAGCGGCCAACTTGGTACTTCGGCAGCTATAGCGCAGGCCCTTAGTCCAGTAACCCAAATAGCAAATAATGTAGATAATTATTTCAATTTAATTAGTCAAGTTCCGGTAACTTCTTTAGTATTAAATACAGCGCAACAGGCTCAATTAACTAATCAAATTCAAGCAGTTAGACAATTAACTATAAAAGATTTTAAGAACTTCCAAACTACACTTGCAAATACTGCTTCACTCTTAGCTAATAGTTTTGGAGCCGGTAGTTCTTACGTAAGTTTTGTTTACGGAACTCCAGCACCTACACCTAGAACTCAGCCAATGACTTTAGATGAATTTAGTATTTTAACATCACTGTATGATGTAATACAAGTTCTAGGACAAATGACTTCAACTACTCAAATTGATGATCAGCAAACCCAAACTAGTTTACAATATGTCGCTGGATTGGCTGCGACTTCGAATATAGAATTCCAGATTTCCAATAGCAAATTCCTTGCCCCCGTTCCTCATGGTTTAACCATGGAAGGAATTGCAATGAGATATCTAGGAGATGCGCAGAGATGGCTTGAAATTGCTACGTTAAATAACTTAAGAGAACCTTATATTGATGAATCGGGATTTCAATTACCGCTTTTATCCAATGCTAGCGGTAGACAAGTAACGGTTTCCAGCGAGTATGATTTATATTTGGGCGATATCGTTAGCCTTTATAGTACTACCCAAGTATTCACAGCAAGAGCTATTTTAGGTATAGATAAATTATCCGATACTAATTTCTTGTTGACTTTAGATGGTCCAGCAAATCTAGATAATTTCCTGACCGCTGATGGTGCTTATTTACAAGCTTATTTACCAGGCACAGTTAATTCCCAACAAACTATATTCATACCAAGTAATTTACCGCCTTCTCCAGTTCCTTCTATATTGACGCCAGCTGTTACTTTATCAGATCCTCTTACCGGACTTAGTCAGGTAGATTTTGTTTTATCTGACTCTGGCGATATTGCTATAGATCAATACGGAAATTTCAGATTGAGCTACGGCCTTAATAATCTGATTCAGGCTATCAAGATAAAATTAGGAACTTCTAAAGGTAAATGGTTACTACATCCATCCTTCGGATTAGGAATAGCGCCAGGTAACTCTATCGCCGATCTCGATGTAACTGTAATATATCAAGAAATCAATGGACTTATAATTCAAGATCCTAGATTTCAGCAAGTAGTCAGCTTACAGGTTAGTCTCCAAGGTCCTGTATTGTTTATCAGCATGGCTATATCTATTGTCAATTCAATAGGTCTACTACCCATAAACTTTATTGTTTCAGCACTTTAGCAGATATGATATAGTAATAAGATAACCTCAATCTTATAGAGTAGGGATATCATAACTTGTCCGGAGAATATAATGGCTTCATCCGATCTTCCAAACCCACAATCTTACGATTCGATCTTAGGCGATCTCCTTTCCACTTATGCGGCTAAGACTGGAATTAACGATTTTAACATCGGAAGTGCCGTTACGTCATTTTTTGAAACAGTAGCTCTTACTGCGGCTCGCTCGTCCGGTGATATATTCCAAATCCTTAATGATTTCAGCATTGACCGTGCTACCGGTAGCGCGCTACAACGTCTAGCTGCCGAAAACGGTGTTACTCCTATAGTAGCTACTCCGGCGACCGGTTTAGTAAGTATTATCGACACTAGTTTTACAAAGATCTTCACTCTAATTTATGCCGGTACTACTCCTCCGAATATCGGAACTGTAACACTCAATATCAGTAACGGCGCTTCTTTTCCAGCCACCGGATCAGTCTACATTGGTCGCGGTACCCCTGATATAGAAGGCCCATTGCCTTATACTTCTGTAGTACCTACGGGTGGTTACTATGTAATGACTCTTTCCACTCCCACGTCTAAGTACCATAACTTAGGCGAATCCGTCATTCTGTCCCAGGGTAATCTCAGAACCATCGGTTCTGGAACTACCATAATAGCTCCATCTGTTGGCGCAAACGCAGATATCCAATATACTACAACTTCAATTGCTTACATATTAGACGGCGAAACTGAAGTCGATAACGTACCTATCGTAGCCGTTTTACCAGGTTCTACTGGAAATGCTCCAATTGGCGCGATCAATCAATTTGCCTCAGTACCGTTTTCCGGAGCTACTGTATTTAACCCATCCTCTATCACTAGCGGAGCGGATACTGAGACTGACGATCAGTTAAGAACTACCATTAAAGCTAAGCTAGCATCCACAGGGCTAGGAACCGCTACGGCGATTGAAGCCGCTGTGATCGGTGCTACAGCGCCAGATGAGCAAGCAACTATCACCAGTAGTAATATCATTACAACTACCAATAATGCTACTTTAGTAATCGACAATGGCACCGGATATGAAGAAAAATCCGCTGGCGTCGCAATCGAACCGATCGTTAACAGTGCATTAGGCGGTGAAAGATTCTTCCAATTAGGCACTGGAGGAACACAGGCTCCGGTAGCTAAAGCTTTTCTTCAATCTACATTAGCTTCTCCATTTGATATAATCGGCGGAGATACTTTAGCTATTACTGTTGGCGAAATTACCTATCAGCATGTATTTGCTAATAGCGATTTCCTTGCCCCAGGTGCAGCTACGGCTTACGAAATTACAGCTAGTGTTAACGCTGATGCAGCATTAGGCTTTGAAGCTTTAACGGCTGGTAGTGGTACTTACGTAGTGTTCAGAGCTATTGCTCAAACTGAAGATTCTTTACAAATAGAACTACCAACTACATCCGGACGTAATGCTTCTGTTCTATTAGGTCTTTCTTCTAGTGAAATTGAAACCTTAAGATTATACAAAAATAATCTACCATTAAGTAAAGATGGAACTACTGCTACTGTAAGTACCCAGGCTCAGAGCCTTTGGTCCAATACTATTGCTCAAGGCGATACTTTAACTTTATCGGTAGATGGAACCGCTCCAATTACTTATACATTTATGAATATAGATTTCATAAATACTGGTTCCTATGTAACAGTCGCGGCTTCTAATTCATTAGCTGCTTGGGCCGCTGTATTCAATTATAAATTGACCGGTGTAACCGCCGAGGTCGTAGGAACTCAAATACAATTAACCAGCAATCTAGGTATCAGCACTAGAGCTCAAGTAGTGATTAGTTCATCCTCAACTTTAGTAACAAAAGGGATGTTCTCAGTTGCTCTAGGCTTATCTTCGACTGGAACTACTTCAGATTATACATTAGATAGAAATACTGCACAGTTCTCATTAAATGTAGCTTTAAGTCCAGGAGATCTTCTAAGCGCCGGTACTGCTTCTACAGAAGGTTCGGTGATCAGCGGTTTGATTTCCAGTGGTAGTATAGCTCCAACTGCTAGTGGCCATTTTTGGGTATTAATCGATGATCCAACAGTAATTATTCACACAGGAGTTGCCGCTAATACTACTCTTACGGTTTCTACTCCATCGACTAATATAGTTCAATATACTTCTTCAGTATCAGGTGCGTTTACCAATGTTTTGGCCGGAGATTATCTAATTATCTGGTCACCACAGTTAAATGCATTTAATCAATTAGAAGGTCGAGTACATTATGTCGATCCTTCCTTTGATTATGTTCAACTTTTAGTCACTGCAGCTGAATACGCTCTAGTAGTTCCGCAAGCAGTTACTTTTACTCAAGGATTTGTAGTTTCCAGGAATAGTAGAACACCTCAGAAATTTAAGATAGTATCCGGAAGTCAATCTTTAGATCAGATTGCGCAAGCTTTACAATTGCAAACAGAAGAAATAACATTCTCTGTACAATTAGAACAATATATAGTTATAACAACTAATACCGCAGATCTCACTGGCAGTATTACAGTGATCACTGCCGATGCACAAGGTCAGCTGCTTAACCTCCCTACTGGTTCTACGGGAATCAGTACAACCTCATTAATAGCTTCCTACGATAACGGTTTAACTGAAGCTAGTTTACCTTTATTCTTCCACACAACATTTGCTTCTGGTGTTTATGCAAATCCGATAGATAGTTTCATACAGTCCTTTGATTCCTCCTTATCATTAGCTTCATTTGACCCGAACTATTTGGTTTCCATACTGCAACCGTACGGTTCGGCTTATGACGCACAACCTTATGCTGAATATACTCAAATAAGTTCAATAACTGGCGGAACTACAGTAGATATTAACAATTACCTAGCGATTACTAGCGATAATCCAGACATGAGGAGATTCAGGACGGTTGATAGATTCTTCTTAGCTAATCCTCTAGATTTTGGTTATAACGATACTTTAGTTGCTACCCTAGACAGCAATCTGATTTCAGAAACATATACGATTCCTCTTTACAGAACTGCAACTACTAATACAACCGATTCTTCGAATCCTAATAATTTCAATGCTTACGATACAGCCGCTGGAGCTACTTCTAGCTTTACTGCTTCGTTCGGAACCTCCTTTGATTTCTCCAACTTCAAAGTTTTAATGCAAGCTAAGAAAGTATTGAAGCCTAGTCCTACCAAGACTGCTATATTATATCGATCTGTTCCATGGGGTCGAAGTGGCGAATCTGTTTCTGTAAGTTATATATATCCAGCTCTAGCCAATAGTCCTATCACTAGTTCGGTTACTTCGACTTCAAATGTTAATATTCAAATTTCCCTGCAAAGCGGTGTTGCAGATACGACTTCCATTGACGGCACTACACAATGGAATGTAACGTCTACACCTAATACTCCAAGCGCCGGTATTGATCAGGTCACTTACACTTGGAACACTGTAGGATCGGCGCCGAATTTAACGCTATCTGGTGGCGAATATGTTAATATTTCCACACAAACAGGATTTAGTTCAGCTAACCAAGGCGTGTTTAGAGTATCTACGCAGGCAGGATTTGCTCCTACTTCTACTTCATTTACTATACAACGGGCAACTAACTCTGAAGTTGTAGAATCAAATAAACAGACCCTAGTACCTAATGGTATTCAATTCTATGAAGCAAGTCCTACGACTGCGGCTCAAATAGTTACGTACGTAAACGCTAATCTAGCTTCCTACATAACTGCTACTTTAGCGTTAGATGGCGATCTTTCTGGCTCAGGAGTAATAGTTTTAAGTACTTATCAAGACAGTGGATTTACTTACAGTTCCATATCATTACAAGATGGTCTTAATTGGATTTACAGTAGCAATATCTCCGGTAGTCCGCAGTTCGTATTGAAACGTCCCTTGTCCTTACCGACTGATATAGGCTACGCCTTCAATAATGGCGAAGTTCTCCAATTAATCCCTACTACTATTGATCAAGTATCGCGATTTACCAATGTATTAGCAGTAACCGGTTTTACCTCAGGCGGTCTAATAGAATCCGCAGATCGCGGCACTAAGTTAGCTTTATCAACAGATACGATTGGAAGCGCCGGTTCTATACAAATATTCGGCGGTTTAGCTAATGGATATCAAACACCAGTCCTAGGTTCGGCTGCGAATCTTAATAATCAGTATTGTCAAATTTCAGCAAGCATTCCCGCTTCAGCTGGAATATTAAGCGACCAGTGGTTCCGTTTAGCTGCAACAATTGCTCAAACAAAGAAGACGCTTTTTGGATCTAATACCAGTATCAGTCTTTATCCAAATACTCCAATTGCAAATGAAACTACAGTAACTCTACTCAATAGACTGCCGACTCAACGGTATTTTGGAAAACCAAGAGCCAATGTGAGAGTACGTGGATTAACTTTTAAGATCGAAAATCAAGGTAGTCTAGCTTGTTTAAGCTGGAACGGAATCGGAACTAGTCCAGACTTCTTACAGTCTCCATTGAATTTCAATGACAGCGGAGGTGGTACGGTATCAGTTTCTTTAGTTACCAATTCGCAAGATTCTATTTACACCATTTTGACTGGCAATGCTAATTTCACTGAGCTATCTATTGGCGATTTATTAACCGTATCAGGACTTCCAACGACAAGTAATAACGGTACTTTCTTAGTTACCGGCGTATCCGATAATGGATTAACCGCACAAGTTCTAAATCCTTTAGCTGCAGTTCAATCTAGTGTATCATTTGTATCTGGACAATTTATCGCTACTAGTGGAGTATCGGAAGGGGATAATATCACAATATCTGCTCCTTTTTCTCCATTGAATCAAGGTCAGTTCAGAGTGATACGAGAATTCAACAACAGTGTGTGGTACGAAAATGTCGATGTTGTAAATGAAGACGTTACTTTGCCAGATAATCTTATAAGTCTAGGTTTTGATTCTACAACTTCCTTTAATGTTGATGCTTCTGAACATACTTTAAAATTAAGCTGGAATGGAACAGGCACTGAACCCCTTCTTGGTAATGCTAACATGGGTGATGTAGTTACTTTTGGAACGGCTTTCGCTTCCGCAAACCAAGGTAACTTCATGGTATTTAGTTCCGGTGCTAAATTGCAACAAATCAGCCAATTCAGTATGCCTTCAGGCTCTGCTTTTACGTTAAGTACTGCAGGTCAATATTTCTTCATTAACAATGCCGGTAACGTCAACATGTATTACGTATGGTTCAATGTAAATGGAACTAATACCGATCCAGTTCCATTTGGCTATACGGGCATCGAAGTAGCTATTCTAAATGGTGATAATTCTACTCAAGTAGCTACGAAAACTGCTATAGCAATCAATACTTCAATCGGTATAACTGCTGTTTCTTCAGGTTTAATCGTCACAACTACAACTACAGGTTATAATTTAACTACTGATCCTTCAAATTTTAACATGCCTTCATTTTTCTCTATCCTTGTATTACAAGAAGGACGAGCAACATATTTGAATTGTATAAATCCAGCTGCTGTAACGCAAGCTTCAGTTTTAGTGACTTCAGGCGTACTGGAATGTGATAGGCCTCAGATATTATTCTCTGAATATGACGTAACTCAACCAGGCGATATATTTACGGTTACTGGCAGTACTTTAAGCTTAGCCAATGCAGGCACTTATACTGTTGTTCAAGTTCTAGATAGAGATCACGCAATAGTAAAAGGTAACATGGTTCAAGTTTTAAATGCTAGCTTAAATAACGCAACTACTTCTGTATATGTAGTTGAACAAACACCTTATACTGCTTATAAGAAGACTAAGTTAATATCAGCACAACCAGGTTCGACAACTCAGAATCTCATAGTATTTTATGGTTTTGCTCAGTATGATAAAATTAACAATAGTGCAGGTGTTGCTCTAACATCATTAGGAAAACTAGACTATCCAACTACTATCCAAATTGGATTAGATAGCTATAGATATAATACTGGATTAATTGCTGAAGCTAACAGGATAGTATACGGTGATCCTAGAGACAGTTTTACCTACCCAGGCGTGAGTGCAGCTGGTGCCGATATTTTCATAAGAGCTCCTCTAGCTTTAAGAGTGCAAGTGTCAATCGATATCAGAACAGCTACAGGTGTACCGTTCTCGAATATCGTAACTCAAATTCGCTCGCAAGTCAGCTCCTTGGTAAACAGTAATCCAATTGGACAAGCAATTGCTATTAGCAGTATCGTAGCAGTAGTTAGTGAAATTCCAGGTATCATATCAGTATCGATTGCTAATCCAAATTATAGTACCACTAACGATCTTATAGCTGTACCACCAATGTCTAAGACTTTAATTATTAATCCTACCACCGATATCGGTGTAACCTTAATAACTGGATAATCACATGTCTGTAACTACCGTTCAGCAAGAATATACCAGGCTTAGAAGTTATCTAAATCCTTACATTAAAGGGAAAAATACCGACGCCATCCTTTACGCTCTGGCTACGGCGATGTCCACTTATCTTGTAAATCAAGCAGCAGCAGTTAACGATTCAATGTATATAGTATCCGCTCAAGCTCAATATCTAGACGAGCTTTTAGCTGCAAGCGGGATTACTAGACCGGACAATGTCGGCCTATCCGATGATATTTATAGCAGTCTTGGTATATCTGTTAAGAATAGAAAACAAGTCAGAGATCTTTTAAACGTCATCCTAGATGACTTATTTGGCGATCTCTACACCAAAGCAAATGTATCATCATTGAATGTGGAACCTTATAATTTAATGAATGGGGATGATTTAATCATAAACTTTGATGAAAATCATACTTCTACAATTACTTTCACGACATCCCAATTTCAAGATATTGCCGCTGCTCTCGCGCAAGAAGTAGCCGATGCTATTACTAAACAACTCCGTGCTAAAGGGCAAACTGGCACTGCAGTTGTAGGTAATAATGGAAATGGAAATTTCATACAAATATTCAGCGATACAATTGGACCAGCCTCTTCTGTTACTGTAATGGGTGGAAGTGCTCAGAATGATTTTATATTCCCAGAAATAGTTCCGGCTGGCGGCAACATGTCCACTCAATGGACTATAACTAACCAAAACGGCGGACTACTAAGATTTACTTGGTCCGGTGGTTCTGACCCTAGGATTGGAAAATTGCAGGCCGGTTATTATGTTAATATTTTCGGCGGTGGTTTTACTTCTTCTTCAAATGAAGGTAGTTATACTATAGTAAAAATGCAAGGTGGCACTGTAAATATTGCTTATTTCGAAATCAATAACCCACTCGGTACAACTGGTATTGTAGTAGAAGGCGTTGATAATGCAGTACTTTTTTATAATCCTGTAAAGTCTATTTTAAATAATCAGAATCTATATGCCGCACTATATCAAGTACAGGCTAACACATTGCAGATATTCTTGCCAGCTTCAACGCAAATAGTAAGAAGATCTAGAAAGGGTGCAGCTTTTATTCAGGATGGTCAGCCTTCATCTCCTGGACAATATGGACCTTATATTTACAATATTCAGCAATCTTTCACTATAGGTGCTTACGAAACTACGCTGAATGAGAATTTGAATTCCATTTCCCCTAAAGTTATACAAGTAGCGAATTCCTCATCGTTCCCGAATTCTTTCGGGTATTTAGTTTTAGATTACGGTTCAGAAAATCAAGAAGGCCCCATTCCTTATATAGCGACTCCTTCTAGCTCTACTATACTGATAAGTCCGGCCTACACAATACAGCAACAGCACTTTGTTGGTGCTAATGTGAATTTTATATCTTCAGATGCTCCAGTTGTGATAACAACGGATGGATCTGATTACCCATTCTACATCACAGACGTTGTTGCGGGTCGCGTTTACGCTCAAAGCTTGATCAATAGCGTACTGGCTACTGGAATAACCGTAGTCTTTACAATACTTTATCCATCGGATTATGGAATTGGAAAAGGCGGTACGGTATACTCTGAAATATCAACGATTTGGGGCGGAGATTAAGCTTGACTTTATCCCTAACTATATGTTATAATAGATATTAAGGAATGAATATGAAATGGACTTTTGAATCAGTCAAACAAGAAGCTTTAAAGTATAATTCTAGAAATGAATTTAGAACAGCATCTAATGATGCTTATAGATGGGCTTATTATCACAAATGTTTAGATGCAATTTGCGATCATATGACTAGAGGAAGATTATTAAAATATACCGATGAACAACTTGCAGAAGAAGCGCTTAAATATTGCGCTAGAAATGAATTTGCTATCTATTCATACAACATGTATATGTGTGCCCGTAAACGTAAAATATTAGATAAGATATGTAGACATATGTCTCTGTCTAAGACAAAAAAGAAGACCGAAAAAGAGTTATTGGAAGAAGCGTTAAAATATACCAACAGGATGGATTTTCAGAAATATTCTGTAAACCTGTACATGGCCGCTCAAAGACGGGGATTATTAGACAAAATATGCACCCATATGGAGCTGCAATATATTGATTGGACAGAAGAAAAACTTCAGAATGAAGCGTTAAAATATGAAAATAGAGGTAAATTTGTCGCCGGTTCCCCAAACGCTTATTACACAGCCACGAAGTGGGGGTTATTAGATAAAATATGTTCACATATGACAGCGATGCATGAATCATGGACTTATGAAAAATTACACAATGAAGCATTAAAACATGATACAAGAATCTTATTCCAATTAAAATCGAATAAGGCCTACCAGACAGCGGCTAGGTTAGGAATTCTAGACGACGTATGTAAACATATGAAAAAAACTTCTATGAATTCTTCTACTAAAGAAAAAGAATTGTTTTATAATATAAAGGTATATTTTCCTAACGCGTGTAATCTTATAGATAGAAAAGTAATAATAGAAAATAAACCCCATGTTATGGGTTTTGAAATTGATATCTTTATAGTAGAAATAAAAAAGGGCATTGAATTTGATGGAGAATACTGGCATTCAGTTGAAGGATTAAAACGCTCCAGAACGGACTGGCCTATAGAAGATCTTGAGAATTATCATCAAATCAAGGATGACTATTTTAGATCTCAAGGTATTGAAATTATTCACATTAAAGAAGAAGATTGGAATAAAGATAAAGAACAATGTATACAAAGAAGTCTTGCATTTCTAGGAGTAAGTTAATATGGCAATGCAATCAATTTTAAGTGGCGCTAATATCTTGTTATATGTAAACAATCGCGTTGTAAACTATGTGCAAAACATATCACTTTCCATAGATTATGGAGAATCCCCTATTTTTGGCATCGATGCGCTTTACCCGCAAGAAATAGCCCCTACACGCATCACCGTATCCGGTACCGTAAGTGGAGTTAGAACTAAAAATAGCGGCGGAGTACAAGCGATGGAAGGACGACCTCTTTTTACTGATGCGTCCGCTTCACCCTATATCTCTATACGAATCACAGATCGTTCCACTAATGAAGATATTATCTTCATAGCCGAAGCAAAGATAACCAATGAAAAGCACGGCATAGCTGTCAAAGGCGCCTATAAATTAAGCTGGGACTTTGTCGGTCAGATTCCTCTGATGTCCTTGGACCGAGCTCCAGCTCCTGGGATCAGTGGGTTGCTTGGATCTTTTGGCCTTTAATATCTTGATATTATTATAGAATTCTATAGCAATGACACATACAGCCTTTTGACTTGACTTACCTCTACTCCTGTGTTATACTCTAACTTGGGAGTTCAAATGGAATATTTAAGTTTAATTATTGCTTCAGCAAAAAGCGTCTCTGTACCGGCGTCTTTATTGATTGCAATATGTACACAAGAAACAGGCCTTAAGAATACAATAGCTTTCAATGATGGATCTAGCCATTCATTTGGCGTGTGCCAAGTGAAGAAACTTACAGCGCAAATGCTTGGATTTAAAGGCGAAGAACAAGATTTGATGAATGAAAAAACTAACATCAAATGGGCTGCTCGTTATCTGAAATTCCAAATGGATCGCTACAATCAAGACTGGTGTCAAGCTACAGCAGCGTATAATGCTGGAACATTTAATCCTAGCAAAAAGAATGCCATGTTGCCTAGAAACTTATACTACGTTAAATCAGTTAAAGTCAGAGTGCCAGAAGACGAGCAATTTAATTTCAAATGTCTAAATAAATTATTCGAACCTAATTTTGTAAATACTATTAATAAGAAAGTAGTTAAGCATGTTAAATCCATTCGATGATGATTTTAACTTAGACGCCGCTATGAAAGAGCATAAAAAGCACTTTCCTAAGACTAAGCTTGATTTAAAAGAACTGAATAGTGATCTAATTCAGATGGCTCAGATAGTAACTTTGTTACCAGAATCCGATAGCGTCCTAAGGGAATTCTGGTCGCCACAGTCGGAGCATTTTGATCCAGTTTATACTCAGTTAGTATTTAATTTACGTAAGGTATCCATATGAGGTTGTTGTCATTCGACTTAGAGATGAATCAGCCTAGTAATCGTATCATCCAAATAGGGGCAGTCGTATTCGAAGCTGATACGGGCGAAATAATTCATAAATACGAATCCTTCATCGATCCAGGTGAACCTATTATTCCGTACATTACTGAACTAACCGGCATCACAGATGCTGACGTGAAGGGCGCTCCAAAGGTATTAGATGTTTACCTCCATTTAAAGGAAATTCATACTAAATATAAGTGCTTTGTGAATCCTGTCCTTTGGGGAAGCGGAACTCGCAGTGATTCCAGTGCTTTATACGAACAATCGGGAATTAAAGAATCAAACTTTATGGGCCATCGAGTAATCGATGCTAAAACTCTTTACCAAAGTATGAGGTTGTTTCAAGGCAAGAAAGTTCGCGGTGGATTGAAAGACTCTTGTAATTCATTAAATCTTGGCTTTGAAGGTACTGAACATACTGCGTTAAGCGATGCCTTGAACACAGCAAGGATTTGGTTTCACTTGGCTCAGATGTTCAAGTAGACTTCTTCTTGTTGTCAGATTCTTCTGGTTTCATGATACCTTTAACTTCATCTTTATTATAACGCTGACTTTTGGTCCTATTTTTACACATATTACAAGACCTGAAATAGAATAATCCATCACGACGATTGTACAGGATAATCTCTAGATAACCTTCAGAGCATTCTCTGCAGGCCCAAACTTTCTTTAGGTCTTTTAAGAATTGGCTGGTTTCTTGCGCTTTTCCAGTTTCAGCCTCTTCTTGATCTAGCATGTCTTTCAGAGTACCATAACGATCTAGATCGACACGGGCCAATTGTTTTCTCAAAGAAGAGATGGTGCGCTTTAACTTCATGTTTTCATGGTGAAGTTCTTGGATTTTACTGTGATCCTTATCTGAACGCTTTGCTTTACCCATGGTTGAGTTACCTCTATCTATATTATATCATATCTTAAAAGTACAGTCAATAGACTGATTATTATGGATTGTACTATAAGTTATTGATAAGATTAAAACACTATTAAATACCGTCGTATGATATAGTCTTATAGTAGGAAAATACTTAACTAGCAATCTTAATAAGATAGAGTTAAGTCACTCAAACTAATATAGGACCGAAAACATGTCTGTTATAAGGCGCCAGAATTTTCTAAGTTCCGAACGTATAGATCTTCCAGCGATGCTTTCAATAGAATCGGCTACCTCTAATGATTTTGATGAGTTAATGGCCTCCCTCGTCCTTGGGACGAATAATTCTTACGTTCTACGCGGTTTCGAAATTAACATGGCCAATGCTATTGGTGGAGCTTCTAGTGCTCTGACAATGACGGTCGATCCTGGCGCTGTATTACATTATTTATCCTCAGTCAGCGGTACATTTTATTTGGTCCCAGTAGGAACTCCTGTTCAACAGCTAAATGCTGCCACAAATCCAATAGTCCTCGGAGCGTTTTCCCCTAGTTCATATAATTACGTATCGTTGGAATTAACAAGAAGTGTTGAAGCAAGTTCTAGTGTCCCTACCTATTTTTGGGATGTCACTACTGATTCTGAGATAACGTCGACGGCTCCAAGCGCTATAATTCTTTCTTATACTATCAATATATCGAATGTAACTCCTGCCTCTCACTTTTTACCTATTGCAATAGTTCAAACCGATGCTGGTAATAACGTAATATCGATCGAAGATATCCGTCCAATGTTATTTACTCTAGGAACCGGTGGGTTAACCCCAAATCCTCTGTACACCTACCCATGGCCAGAAGGACGTACGGCGAATCCGATTATTTCTACCGATGACTCAGTTAATCCTTTTAGCGGCGGCGATAAAGCGTTAGATAACCTCAAATCGTGGATGTCAGCTATAATGACTTCCGTTCAAGAGATCAAAGGAACCCCTTTTTGGTTCTCTGCTGGGACTGATGGATCCTTGTCTTCATTAAGAGAGGATCTCGCCAATACAGTAGTTACAGGTAAAGGTTCCATTGCGCACGGTATTCTTCCAACTTTTCCACCAATCGTTCCGACAGTTGCTGGGCAGCTAAATTGGGATCAGCCGATCTTTATTAAAGTTATTGGATCTGAATTAAATTATGAATTAGACGCCAATTCAACTTCTTCTAATTTAATATTAACCGATGATCAAGTAGCCTATATAACTCTAACCCGCGGCGCTACAATTTCACCAGAATTAATATTCACAATCTCAAGCGCGATCGTCACTTCAGTAGGTGCGGTAAGTTGGACTACAAATTTAATAGCTGGCGATTGGATTAAAATCGCAACCGATACTGATGCTGAATATTATCAGATCTTAACAGTCAATTCTCCTTCTCAAGTTACTTTAACTACAACTTATTATCAAACAGTTACTTCCTTAGCTTTGTATGCTTTCGGCAGTTATTACGTAAGTGCAACTCCCGTTGGCGATCCTAGAGCGATTCAAATTACTTCCAGAGGGCTAGTACCGGCTGGAGCCGACGTGTTCTGGTTGTTCATGCGTGCGGACAACGGCGGTTCCATCCCTAACATTTATATTCGGTTCTTAGGTGCCGAATTAGAGATGGGTGAAGACCGTCAAATTTCTGACACCACCGCTCAAACTGTACTGCAATATATCGGTTCTCCAATTGAAACCGCTTATGCGCCACAATATGTTTCCGCATTAAATCCTGGCTCCGTATCTCAGATTACTCAAATAGTAACCGGCATCGGTTCCACTATTTCACCGGGCCAATATTTCTTAATCAATAGCTCCGGTAACTTCAGAAAGTATTATGTCTGGTTTAAAGTAAACGGAACTGGCGTCGATCCAGCTCCTCCTTATACTACTTTAGGAATCGAAGTAGATATTACAACTTCAATGACAGCTGCTCAAGTTGCCGCTTTGATTACTACAGGACTAAACGGTACAAGTGCTGATGACTTCTTAGCGGTCCAACAGCCAAA